CCCCAAAACCAAGGATATAAACCATATATGTAATTTGACACCGTTGGGGCATTCCCTGCAACACAACAATATGTCGCTAATGGCATCATTGGTGTGCCATCACTTAGTAACGGAGATTCACCATCATTATATGAAACATAAAGTGTAGCTGGTTGATTTGTTCCGAGGGTCATTATATGAGTACTGAACCATTCACCAGTATTTGGAATCGAAACAGATGACGTACAACTATCACCATTAAAATCGACAAAATTATATGCATTTGGATGACCTGTTCGAACAGCAGGACCTAATGTTGTTGTCCCTGCACTATAATATACTGGATCAACTACACCTGCATTATATATTCCACAACCATATAAATCAACTTGTCTACCAACTTCAAATGTTGTTGGTGCTGATATTGTTGGAGGAGTAGTTGTTCCACAATACAACAACATTGTGTTATATTCTGGAGTTAATATTGGGGCAAGCGTTGGTGCTAAAATACATTCAAGAATCGTTGTAATACCACTATTATATATGTCAGTACCCGAAGGCAACCCACCAACAGTACACGAGGTTGGTGATGCACAAGTATATACACCAGTTCCACCACTAGCACTAGACTCTTTCAAGACTATTGCACCATTTGCACCAAGTGTATTATCATATGTTAATACATATCCGTTAATTTCGCCAGTTGCTTGAATTGGTATATTTCCAGAATCACCAACAAGTGTTAATCCACTAGTTGTCAGTATTTGTGTTTGACCCGATAATGACAGCGTACTACCTTTTAACTGTTTAAATTGTATATTCGAAAGGTCTGGTCTTGCGAAGAATGCACACATATTATTATATTTTTAAATTTTAATATTATTTTTTAATACCTGAGAAAGATTGTTTCTTTCACTATAAGGAATACGCAACAAATCAAAACTATTAGATAATGCATATTCTGTTTTTATTTTATCGTTAATTTTTCGAAGTTCAAAGCCACGTTTACCTCCCAAATATTCAACCTCCCTAAAATGTGGTTCACCATCATATTGAACCGATGAATAGTTATATTTATCACCATGAACCTTTTTGGCTTTTAATATAAAATCTTCGTTATTTGATTTTTTTCTACTCATTTTTCTTCTTATTTTACATAACCTCATGACCGTACCCCTAATTAGGGAATCTGAACATTTCTGTTCAGTTACATTTATAATAAATACAAAAGAAATGGATTAAAAATCGAGGAAAAACAAAAAACCCCGCAATAATTAAATTACGGGGTTTAAAATATTATAAAATTTAATTCATATTATTCCAATAATTTTTGATTGTTGTCAAGAAACTTAAGTCTCTCATTGATTTTTTCGAATGAAGTGCGTAATTTACGGGTTACCACTCTATTTTGCTCTTCACTACCCCTTCTACCCTTATTAGTTAAAATCGTTTCCGATAACGCACTAATTCCTTTTAACGATAAAATAATATCTTTTCTAAACTCATCCAACTCAACAACATTATCACTTACAGGATGAAACATCTGACTCAACCATTTAAACCCTGTTTCTGTTACCATTGTGGGTTTAGTTAAAAAATAACCCATCTTAATATATTTCTCAATTGGTTGATTTTTTTTATCTACTACACCATTATGTTTTAAAACCCGATATAAACCATTTCTACCAATCCTTCCACAATAATCAGTTAAATTAAGTTTCATTGCGGTCTCAGACATATCATATGATATTGCAACGTCCACTTTTTTCAACACATTCAACTCTTCCTCAACATCAATAAAATATCGTCTAGCTTCCTTTCCCTTTTTATTATTTTGAACCATTGCAATTTCTTTTGCACAGTCCAATGTTAAAGCATACTCAATTCGATAAACCCTCTGTGAGTCACTGTCTATCAACTCCCCATTTTCGGGGAGTTGGATTCTTTCACCATTTTTATTATAAAATAACATAGCGAACTCTTTATTTTCAAGAAATTCATATTTATTAATTCTGTCTTTAAACCAAGTAGAAAAATCTTTACGTACACCTAAAAAACAATGTAAATCTCTTGCATTAACAACAGGATTTCCAGTCTTTATACTTTTACTTACTTTAATCAGTTCTTTCATAGCTGTAAATTACATTAATATTTGAATGAACAATATATGAATAATTTTCGTAAAAACAAAAAACCCCATAAGTTTTCACTTATGGGGTTAATTATCTTTGTTTTATGAAAAAACTCAGTACTGATACTAATAAAAAACCATTCTTAACCTCTCGTGCGTTTACAACGCATAATCAAATGTTAGGTGGTATGCCCCGTTTTTACTAAAACACTGATACCAACAACCAAAAAAAATTAACCACTTAGACATTGCAATTATGTGAGGCACTACTTGGAATGTAATTTATCGTTTTTACAGCCTTTCCATGTTCATCTAAATTCAGAATCCAGTTTCCATTTATTCAGGATTCTTTGGTCAATACGTTTAAATTATGTCATTTCATGGGTATTAATACTTCCAAATTGGGGGGGTTAATACCCTTTAAATTACGTTATTTTAAAGAACTATTCTTTTCAGTAGCGGGAGAAGGACTCGAATATTAATATTTGAGTATTTATTATAAAATACCTAATGAAAACAAATTTCAGTTCAATAGAATATAAAAAAACAAAATCAACTCAACCACTATATTGTGTTTGTTATAATTGCAATCATCCATAAAGAACATGTTAAACACTTAGTCATCCACTTTAGATGTGCAGTACTCACCACGTGCAGGTGGTTTAACTTTGAGTACTTAGCGGGGGCAGGACTCGAACCTGCGACCTCCGGGTTATGAGCCCGGTGAGCTACCAACTGCTACCACCCCGCAATATTATTATGTTGCAAATATATGTCAAATAAATTGATTATGCAAGCGTTATTTACCTCTTGGTAAAAAATAAATACTTTTGGATTACTAAAAAGTTACATTAATTTATAATTTTTTTCATTGTTTTTTTTTAACATGTTGAAAATCATGCTTTTGTTTTAACATCTGATGTATTTTTTTATCTTCGTCTTGACGTTCGTCTGGACTATCAAATAATTTTTCTAGGTCATCAAGACTCTGATTATCGACAATAACATCTGGTGGTGGTTCAACTACTAGCAGTCCGGGTGATTTAAATCGTATTAAATCTAATGGTTCTTTCAAAGGTATTATTGATGGTATGTCTGCCGTTATTGATTGTACATCTATAATAGTTACTTCAGATTCAGTAATTACTGCATTTGTCGTCTCACCAGTCCAATCTAATAGTGGAGGTGGATTAAACATAGCAGGTTGTGGTGTATTACGTTGTTCTATTGGCACGTGTCCAATTGAAGTATTTACAGCATCATTTACACCATCACTTGCAGCATCATTTATTGGTGGTGCTTCTGTAATATCACCATCAAGCACTAGTATTCCCTCAGTTACACCCTCAACAGTACCCTCATGATGTTCGGTTTCAGGATGGAATTCCTTATTAGGTTTTTCTTCAGGTTCTCGATTTTCAGCCAATAATTTGGAATAGTCATCAGCTTTTAAATCACCAACGGTTTCACCATCCAAAATGCCACTTACAGCAGCATTGATTCTACCATCAGACATGTTTTTTGCAATATTCTGTAATTTTTCAATATCTTCCACATCATGATGTTTAAGTTTAGGATTTGGATATCTATCATCTTGAATGATGATTTTCATTTTGTTATTATCGAAAACACAATCTTCAAAAGTCTGTCCATCTTTAGCGAATCTGGCTTTAATGATTCGGATATTGGCAAGGTTTGCTTCCTGTTGCGCAGGAGTTTTAGCAACAGACATAAAGAAGTGAGCTTTCTGTATTCTCTTAATACTCCCACCACTTTGATGTGCTTCAACAAATTCAGAACCAAATCCACTACGATTACTTTGAATAGCTGTCCATGCAGGGATATTAAAATCTGCTGAAAGTGATTCAAATCCCTTTATTATTGCAAGTTCAGCTTCGTTTCTGTCAGGAGTTTTCTTATGACTTTCGAGACAATCAAGATAATCCAACACCAATAAATCAAATTTAAACCCATATTTTTTCTCATGAGAGGTCATCCAATTCCTAACATCCTTAATTGTTGTATCTTCCTGACTAAATCTTTTAATAAGTAATCTACCCCTACCCTCCAGTGATTTAGCTTTCTCATGGACTATTTTATTAACTCTCTTATTTTCATCGTCATCATTAAGTATACTTAATTCAGAACCTGACCAAATAGTATAGTGTTTACGCTTAACCTGTTCAACGGTGTCCTCAAATATTACCTGTGCAACATTTTTCTCTTGTTCATATGCTGTGTTGGCTATAATTGTTAGTGCAGTGGTGTTATGTGTTAAGATAAAATCATCAGTCACGTACAAATGGTCATTATTTTCAACATATATACATTGTGCTGCTTCCTTATGGGAATATTCAATATTCGAAATATATTTATTGAACTTATATTTGTCACGATAAATTACACGACTCTGTTTACGCTCCAATCTAAATGGTTGGATTTCTTTATTCGAAAATGATATTGTTAATGTATATGTCTTTTTACAGATGATCGTTTGACCATTCTTCTTATATTTACCAATTTTATCACGAACAGTACAGAACCCACCCAAAGATAAAACTAATTCTCTCACATCATCTTTTAAAATCTCAGATGTTGTTGTATATTGCATTCTACCCGATTTAGATGCATATCCATCAGTATCCATCAAACCTTGTAAAAGAGAAATTCTATTACTTATTGAATTATGTAAATATAAGTTGGGAATGTGTTTTTCATATGAATAAACATTAAGTTTTAAATCTTTAATTGACTCAAATAATCTATTCTTCATACTCCCATCGCCAGTAATTGAAAAAGATTGTGTCTTGGACACTCGCTTAACAGATAAACCAGAATAATCATTTTCGATTATCTTGCTAATAGTATTAATTATACCATCATCAATCGATGTGAATCTTGGAATATCTTGTGTTAAACTGCCATCACCAATTAAAGCACCTAACAAATATGGGTCGATTGGTAATTTTAATTCATTAAACTCAATTGGTTTAACTATTGGAATCCTATAATTTAATTTCCTTTTACCCGTATATGTTTTAATATAGTCATCCATTAACATTCCAATTGTTACTGGTTTATAGGATAAGTCGGGAACTTTAATGTGTTTTATTTCACCGTTAATATTTTTTGTGGTATTTGCTGTTCGTTGATTCAATGAATTAACAGACCATAAATGTTCTTTATCACACATTGTGGACGTACCATCATTGAAATCTACTTTATAAATATCCCTCTCACCTTGTGGATAAACGCCTAATACCTTTTGTGGTTTACCATCACTACCAATAACATCACATCCAACTTTAATATTACCCATAATAACCCAACCATTTGGTGTTAATATTTTTGATGTTAGTGGTTGTGCTTTCCCAACCCCGCTCGGAGTTAAGATAACACCAATTTCACCTTTACCAAGACCACCACCTGTTAGAGTATCAATAACCCCAATACCTGTTGGTATGGTTTCACGGAATTCTTTACGAAGTGCTTTATCGATACCTTCTAATAGTGTTTCACTATCATCCTCGTCATCACCAATATGTGTTATCTTTTGGAAATTGTCTTCGATTGCAGATACTGCATACTTACTTTTAATATCGCCATTCTTAACCTTACTAAGAATGGTTTCAGCTAACTTTCTATACTCCTGTTGTTTAATGAAGTTATTAGTTGACTTTTGAACAACATCACCATCATAAAGCATTTGTTTATTAATGATTCTCTCGTTCCAAAGTTGCACCCGCTTGACCACAGCAAATAACGATTCTTCTTCAATTACATTATTTGGTGTCTTATACTTGTTAATTGCCTGTTGAATACTTTGGTTCTGTAGGTTAGGAACTTTATCAAATTCCTTCCAATATTCCAAAATTATAATGAATAACCTCTTGAGATGTGGGTCATCAAAATATTCGACAGCTAAATCGGGTATTGTTTTTTCAGCAAATTCTGGTTCAACTAACAATTGCCATATTAAGCGTTGTTGAAATTCAGGACCTAAATAAGCTGATAATGTGTTTTCTGTTTGTTCTGACATTACGTAACATGTGTAAATTGAACAGGAGTTAGGGGAAAAGATTAATTATGAGAATAAAAAAACACCTAAATCCTGCTCAATATTATTAATATCTTCTGAGTCTTCTCACCATTTCTGCTCTCTTGGCAGGATGGAGTTCTCGGATTTGATTAATCGTCAGTCCCCTGTAATTAATTAAATCATAATCGTCCCACATGTTTCTAACATCATTCCTTTTGATTTTACTCTCCATTGATTCAGCGATATTAGTAACGACATTCACTATATCAAGAGAAACTAACGCAACGGAATTGAATCCGTCAACATAAAATTCTCGTTCAACAATCGGATTTTCATTAATATATAAACCGATTTTACAAGGTACACCACGAATGGTTTTCTCCTCAATTTTTTGAACAACGGCTTGAGGATTGTAACGCATATCATTTCTCCACTCTCTAGGATATGTATTAATCATGTCCTGACGATACCCAAAAAGGTCGTATGTTTGCATCTCACCGTCATCATTCTTACCCGTTTCCAACATAACATCATAACCTCTTCTTGATAAGGTTTTCTGAATTCTGGTAATTGCTCTAGGAAGAATATCTCTCACGTCAATCGAATACCTTGTAAATGGATTAAATTGGTCTGCATCAAATATTTTTTCACATAATAAGGTTTCACCTTGATGTAATGAAAACCTAAATACGTTACTATTTTCCTTTGATTCCTTCTCGCTCATTTTATTAGTTTTAAATTATTACTATTTTACACAAATATATATAGAATACTTAAGAAATGAAAGGCATTTTATAAATTCTGTTTCATTTTTTTTATATAATCAGCACCTAACTTTATTTCTGTTGCAATTACAGTGTAGAATGGTTCAACATAATTAGGAAATGTACTACCATAAACTTGAAGAAACTCATCTTCAATCACCATTTCGTATAGGAATTTACTTCCCCTGTCTATCTGAGATAGTGGAACTTCCAGTTGTAGTAACTCTTCAATTGCTTCTTCATTAAGCATTGGTTCTCTGAGATTTACCAATTCAAAATTCATTTTGAGTCTCGGAATATTATTCGTTAAGTTTTGAAGTGCCTTTAGTGGTTTCTTTTTAACTAATACCCTTTCCTCATTAATTTTATCTGCACGTTTACAAATCTCCTTAACTGACATGGGTTTGAATTTCATCTCAGGAAAATGTTTTAATAATGTACCTTCTTTAAGACCACCAACACCTGCAACAGTATCTGAAGTATCGCCTTCAATTATTTTAAGAGTTAAAGCATTACTGTAATGATGTTTAAAATGCATCATGTAATTGGTCTTCGTTATCGGTTGGTCGATGTTCGGAAAAATTATTGTGATATTCAAGTCAAGTAATTGTGCAAAATCTCTATCATTTGAATATAAAAATATTTCTTCTTTATTATTATGGTCGAGACAATATGCTGCAATTAAATCATCTGCTTCAACATCATTGACTTCAATTTGTCTGAAATATAGTTCTTCGGCATATGCCTGAATTCTTTTACGTTGTTTTAATATTGATTCGTCTTTTGCTTTTTCCCTACGGATTTCAGCATCGCTCATCTCAATTTTATTATACCACTCTTTATTCTTTCGATTGGCTTTATATGCAGGATCAATCCTATGACGATAGATACCACCACCCTCACCATCCCAAATAAGCACTACTTTGTTTATCATGTGCTCTTTAATCATCTTACGGACGGTAGTTAAAAAAGAATACAAACCACCAATATGTCCGAAATTGGTGGTTTGTATATCTTTTGCACCATGAAATGAACGCTTTAAAAGATAATTACTATCAACTAATAGGGTTCTTGTTTTCATGTTAATCTTCTAAATTGTCATTATTTGGACTTCTTTGAATAAATTTCTCTTCAACTTCAACGTTACCATCGGCATCCATTATTTTTTTCTCAAAGGTAATGTCATCAGAACTCAGAGTATCGTCTTCGAATTTGTTGCGGAAATAAAGAATATTATCTTTCTTATACGCAGCTTCATTATCCTTGTCACCATATATAAAACCAGTTGGTGTTGAAATAATTTTACCTTCAAGACTAATACCACCCCAATCACCATCAACGTGGTTCTTAGCAATGTTCACTTTGTTCTCAAAACCGAAGTTCAGGTCACGTTTCTTACTTGTTGCCGTTACTCTGCGTGTTCCATGAGTTATAATTCCACCGAAATGATAAATTAGTCTTCCACCGAAGAAAAATGTTTCACCACCTTTATGTTTGACAACCTTATTCATGCTATCATACCAGATTTTCTGAACAGCAGCAATTGTTGCAGTGTGTTCACTATCAACTTTTCTTGTGTTTGGAACAGCGTTATTAAGAAGTGACATGAATGCCTTCTCATATGCGCCAGCATTCCACATGTTGTTGTCGCTAGTATCCTTCTCTTGTGCATTAATTGTTTTAATACAATTCAAAGTACCAATTGAATCGATTGCGATAAAGATATCACGGGGCAACTGACCTGACTTTTGCAAATCAAGAAAACTATAGATTGCTTTACCCATGTCTTCAATACTTGCTTCTTTTCTTTCCTTATCTTGGATAATTCCAAAATTATCAAGTAAATATTTGTTATTAACTAGTAGATATTCACCATCCCAATCAAATCCCATGTCGGTTAATCTTTTGTTTCCTTCATCAATATTGTTTTCAGTATCAATGATAATCGGGAAATCACCCATTTTCTGAGCATTAACTATTGACCGCATAAGTGCCGTTGATTTACCAGTGTTGGAATATCCACGGAATAGCGTTACGTATCCTCTAGGGACACCGGGCATACCTGTGGCTTCCTTTAAACCATCATCAATTGGAATCCATTCCAATGGTTTTGATGCAATCGCTGTTGCACCAACTTTTTTCTTGAAGTCATCAAGACTGAATTTTTTCTTAGGTGTAGGTTTCCTAACAGGACTTGAAGGCACGTCATTTGTGCCTGAACCAGTATTTTTTTTTGCCATTTATATTATTTTAAATAAGTGAAAAAAAAAGGGAATTTTCATTCCCTTTTTAATTTAATTCTAATTATTTCTAAAAAGGAAGGTCATCATAATCAGTGCCTTCATCACTAGGAGATACTTGAGTTGGTACAGCAGGTGCTTGTTGCGTTTCAACCACAGGCACAACTGGTGTAGGGGTTGTAGTAGTAACAGGTATTTGTGCAAGAGCTTCCCTACCAACATCAGATGCATCATCATTAAATGTACCCACGTTTTCAGGGGTAATATTATTGATAGTTACACGAGGTGCAGTCTCAACCAAGTCAGTTGCTTGTTCAAATTTCTTGTCATCGTTATCAAGATTCATTGTACGAGTATTGGCTTTTTCTTCCAAATCTGGACGACCCGGAAATACCCAACGTTTGTTTGATTGGTCAGTATCTTCCCAATATGGATTCATATTGGTTGCACACATTTCAAGATATTCGTAAGGTGTGGTATTTGGTGCTTTCTTTGGTAAGAAAACATCTCTCCAAGTCACGTCATCGTTTAACCACTCAGCCATGACATTAGCGTCTTCATGTAATCTTGACGTACCCTTTGGTGCAATAGCAGAGATTGCCTTATATACGTGACCATTAAATTCACTGTCAGTCATGACAATATTAAGGTCAGTACCTGTTTGGGCATCGCTGAAATCAGCTTGTTGGTCACTCATATACATTTCCAAGATAGGTAACAACTTGTCAAGCGTACCCTGATTCTTGTAATTGTGTTTGAATCTCCAGAATTTAACACCATCTTTTTCCATACCCTTGTCAATACCTCTAACGATATAAAATTTCTTGGCTTCCCATTTAATGGCTTCCTTGTAAATTTCATCGTTTTTTGCTTTGACGTTAAGCTGAATGTCGTTCATGAACTCTTTTTTAATCCCCTTTAATGATGGGTCTTGAGTCGCAAGTAACGCTTTGTGTTTCTTACAAAGTGGACACGGAGCATAAACCATGATTGGTGAATTGTTTGAATCCATTACTGGATTACCTTCGCCATCGAGTTTAGGGACTTTCGCATCGTTATGTGCTGGACAATAAACAACAGTACCATGTTTTTTCTTACCACCAGCAGCATTTGTTGTTATAACATGGAAGAATGCTTCTTCAATATAACCTTTATTTGCTTTTGGGGGAAGAATCCTGAAAACTTCTTTTGTTTTGCGAGGTACAAAATACTTCGCTAAAAGGTTTTCACGTGATTTTCTGTTGGAAGTCTGGGTTTGCTTTTTTTGATATTCAGCAAACATGTTTTTTAATTTCGACAGGTCTTGACCCGTCTGCGTTTCATTACTCATTTCAATTGTTTTTCAGTAAAATTATTTTTCAATTATTAATCTATGCTACAAATATAGCCTTCATTCTACATAAATACAAGTGTTTTAAAAAAAAATCGAAATTTTATTACTTAAATAGGTAATAGTTTGTTAGAAATGACAGTAAAGGATAATGTCTGTTTATTCTCATAATAATCACCATTCTTCAATCTGATTTGAAGTTTATAATCCTGTGGAATTAACCAAGATGTGTCGAGATTAAATTCATAACCAGTGCTTGTTCTGTCTACACTAGTAAAAGGTATTACATCAATTTCATATTTTTCACCTACGGTAGTAAATAACCTGTATTCAATATCCAAAGGTAAAAAATTATTTTGATTTGGGTACAATTCTTTGATAGTTAATTTAATTTTTCTAACATTTCCAGCGGTGAGGTTTTCTCTTTCACCAATACCCCAGAAATAAAAGTAATAGTTATCAAACACAATTTGATTACTTTGGTCAAAAGTAAAATACTTGTCCTGTGAAATTAAATAAAATTCCCCTTCGTGAGTAGTTTGTCTTCCATTAATTGTAATATCCCATACATCTCTAAATATTACAGCATCAAAATAATCTTTCGAATCAACATTCAATGTGATTTTATATATGCCTTTACTCACGTTTACGATTGAATTACCGCTTAACGTATCAAATAAGTTATCCTCTGAATCATAAATATTAACACTATTTACTATGATGTCTTGTTGAATACCACCGATATTAACATAAAGATATAATTCATTGTCTTTATCAAGATAAAAATAATTTCTATCATCTGTAATTTTATCGTTAATAACTGTTTCAATATATGGTTCATACCACGTATTAGTGTTCTTGGCATGGAATGCAACTGCTTGTCTGAACTCAGTTGTTAGTTCTTCTAACTCATCAGGGAATTTAAGCCCAAGTCCGAATGAACTCCCAGTATAACCTGTTACGCCTGTAAATCCTAATCTTTGATTCACGTAATCAGTAATATCTACATTTAGACTCTCACCACCCTTTTCAAATCTCTGACTAGCGATAATTTCGGTACTTCCAGAATCAATTGCACCACCAGTTGACCAATCAACGCCTGTTTTTCTTTCAATCCAATTTGATGCATGCGTTACAACATCTGGAGATAATATATTATCATATATAAAATCATATCCACTACCCTCATCCCAATCTTCTTTAAGATTAAAAACATCTAAATCAAAACTGGTTGCTCTTTCAATACTTTCACTATAACTTTTTTTCCCAAGATATTGTGGAGCATAGCTAATAGTGTTAGTCATATGTAATATATGAGTCATTTCACTATCAGGGATAATTAATCCTGAATTGATTTTGTTTGTTAATTCTGAGAAATCAATATCAAATATGAATCGACTTAGTTGTTCGTTAAGTGAACCATATGATACTTCAGTAACGGGGTTCTGTGAATTATTGGTTTCGTTACCGCTAATTAATGTATTGTTTTTACTGAAATAACTTCTAAAACGACTCATTCTTTTATTTTAATATAAATACTGAGAAACAACAAAGACTACCATTAGTAGTCTTTTTATTCGTCAATATTTAATATTTTTTTATTTAATGTTGTGTTTAATTAAGAGTTGTACTGCTTCTTTTTTTGTCATGCCCTCATTAAGACTTCTATTATTTAACGCCAATCTTGCTAATTTAATCTGTTCTTCAGTAATAACTTGCTTTTCAACCACCTTATTTTCACCAAGTTTTTCAAGATATTTTAAATCTGATGTTTCAACATCTTCCTCACCATCATGTCCCTGAAGCGTTACTTCATCATCACCAATATCTCGCACAGTATAATCTTTGTTATTGGCATCTTTAAAATGGTCACCAACTTCACCACCGTATTCATTAGCATCTGCTTCACCACCTACTACAGTGACTTCTTCAATCTCATCAAATTCAATTGGCTCATCCTCATCAATATCTTCATTAGTATAATCACCAACATTATGTGGTTCGTATCCAATTAATTGATTAGTTAAATCTGACTCTTGGTCTACATCAACGTCATCTTCAGCATGTTGTTGTGCCATTTCCTCTGAGTCTTGGTCTTCACTGCCGTAATATTGTGGGTCTTCAACAAGGTGGTCCATAGCTATTTCCAATGCAATCATTGGGTCATCAGTGTGTTCCATTTCGACTTTAAGTCCCTTTGATAATTGAACGGGACAAAAATCTTGAGGTGAGGTATTATCTGCCAAACCCCCAGCAATCATATCGCCAGCCTCTTCTTTATCGGTCATCATTTGTTCTATATCAGGAGTAATAACAGTATCATCTTCCTTTAACTTAACCACCGATTGTGGTTGTTTCTTTTTCTTAGGCATTTGATTTTTAGGTTTGAATGTCTTGCCCATTGGGTTTGGGTATTCGCCCGCTTCAGTCTTCTCATTTAAATCGGCAGTTTCATCGTGATAAAGTTTAACTGCTTCTTTTCTCACATTCTCGTTATATATGTTTTGGGGTATATTCGCTTTATTTGAACCTAAATCCTCATCAACAATTTCTTGTGCTCTAAAAATTAATTGTTTCTTTTTCTCATCTGAAAGCAATGAATTAAAACCTTGTTTAACTACATCATTAACTTTAATATTACTAATTTCGCCATGACCCTCACCTAATTCGGATAATTCATATTCTAATCCAATATAATTTAGTTGAGTATTCCATGACATAATATAACCATCTTTTTCAAATGTTTGGTCATGTGAACCATGACCTAATTCCTGACTCCCCATGTGATTACCACTGTCATGCCACTGCATTAAATATTGGAGTGCTGCCTCTTCACCTTGATTTCTCAATATCTCAAGTGGTTCATCTGCTTCTTCACCCTGCATAAACACAATTTCTTCATATCTGTCTTGGTCAGTTGCTTCACCAATACCATTGTCTTTCATATTAGTTAATTGTGGGTCGTTAACCATTTCATATTCACCTTCAAAGAAATTTTCAGCACCTTTAGGAATACCTCTGGTTTTCTCAATAGGTTTTACGTTTCCACTCATGATATTTGCTTGTTGTGCAATTTCATTATATGTTGGTGCTTGGTTACCTGCATTGATTAACGCATCATATGCTTGAGAAATTAACTCTGCTTTTAATGGGTCACTTTCATAAACTTCATCATCTGTTGGAGCATCATATGGGTCAACTCCTGTTGAACCATCATCACCACCAAATTCGTTTTCAAATAAATCATCCAAACCCATTCCTTCTTCAGATAATCTATCGTTGGCAGCTTCTTTAACGAATTGGTTTAATTCGGGAGATTTAACTCTTAAATCTGGATTTGTTGGTTTCTCATCACCATATGCCTGACTTGTTTGTATTTCTTCAGTACCTTTTTTATATGGTACATTATCTATTCGACTAACAGCTTCTTCATACACATCATCAACGGCTTCCTCATAAACATCATCAGCAGCTAACACATCACTTTCAATACCTGCATATTCACTAACAACATCCATAATTTCAGAACTATGTTGTTGATTGAATTGTTGTAGTCCATTTGAATCAATATCAATTGGTTGTTGTCCACCTTTAATATATTTGAATGAATTAAGAGTGGCATTATCAACACTAATTACATCGTCTTGCTCGGTATTGCTTGATGACATTTTAAAACTAAAAATTATTTTAGCTCCACTACCATCATCACACGTCAACTCGACAAATGAGTCATTTCCAACAACACGAGTATCTCGGTCTTGTATATTAAGATTACCTGTGACTAATTTTTTAAATTCTGCTTCAAGAGAACCATCTGAACCACCATTCATGACCATTTCTTCATTTAATTTCAATTTATTAACGCCTTGAAACATTTCAAGGAATCTTACTTTACTACCTGTTTCAGTATATACTTTCATAACCTGTTTTTTATTCGAAAATTATTGGGTTCGCTTTACCAAACCTTCTCATTATTACCGCAGCTTCTGCATTGGCTTCGTTTTCGATGTCAGTACCATCAGCACCAGCACCAGCAAAAAGTCTGCCTTCAATTCCTTGTTTACGATGAACCAATTCATGTGCTAGTGTTCTAAGCACATCAGCAAGGTTTCTGTTTGCTGCCACGACTCTAATAATGCCATCCTGTGGGGTATGTTTACCAAAAGATGTCATTTCTTTGGCTTCATTTGGGTCATAAGATATTTCGATCTTATCACTTGGAATACCTAAATATTCACAAGTTTCCTTAACGAACTTATTAATTACCTCGTTCTTCTCGTCTTTCGGCAAAATTTCTTCATTAAGTTTATTAACCCTCGATACCATTTCAAAGAGTCTCTGCTTTGAACCATATGGTGGTTTAATTCTCATTATTATATTTCGTTAAAACTATCTTCAACATCAATTTTAGACTTTTGAGGTAAATCATCGAAATCAGCAACATATGTTCCGTCAGGTAATTCTTTTACTCCTTTTTCATCGGTTTTACCTTCAGCACCTGTTTCACTATTACGTTTTTCTTCAAACCAATTGTCTTGCCACATATCATTTAAATTGAAATAATATGGATAACTTACTTTACTTTGTTTCATTAGTTTTTCAGCACTTGTTGGCTCTCTAACTTCTTCAACATCAGCATTCAATGTGTCCATTTTTTGATTCAATCCGTTAATTACACCATTAAGACCTTCTAATTGGTCATGAAGACTTTTCATTGCTTCGATATTATGCTTTATAATATCATTCTGTAAATCGTCAACCTCACCTTCAGGTGCAACGGCAGGAGCACCCATTGGGTCTGCTCCACCCATAGGGTCTACAGGTGCTGGTGCAGCCATTGGGTCAGGCATTCCTGCTTCGGGAGCAGGAGCACCGCTAGGGTCTACAGGAGGTTGTGCACCAACTTCGGGTGCGGGAACACCACTTGGGTCACCAGCATCCATTCCAATAGGTACATCGTTTGATGGTGCAGGAGGCACAGCACCGCTAGGTTTTTGTGCGTCTTCTTGTTCACCAGCTTCTGTTGTTAGTTTTGGTATTTCATCAAATTCCTCATTTGTACCAACCAATGGACGATAATTCACCTCATTGATATTATAACCAACACGAAATTTAAACTCTTGAATTTGTTCTTCAATGAGTTTAGTTTTGCTATTTTTTTCCATTGTCAAATGAATATTAATACTGCTCTCTTAGTAATTGTTTTCCATTTTTATTTACGAGGATTGTTTTATCATAACGTTCAATCAAACCCTCCCTTTCATTAAGTACAATTTCTTTTTTCATTGTGTTGTCGAGTTCTTCAGTTTGAGGTTCGTCAACAAATGTGCTAAGTGCTTTTTCTACTTTATTTTCCATAATATCTATAATTATTTATTATAAATACTGTGGAAGATTCATTTTGACTATATCGTGACCAGATATCTTTTAAGGTGAGTAAATTTTGGAAGGATTTTGTAATATCTTTGATAATAACTACCGTCAATATCATTGATTGTTGACTTGGTTCTAGCATCGATTTTAAGTACAATGTCTTTAGTGTTAAACTGGAAGAAATCGAACATCTTTAGATTTATACCGTAAATATTATTATCGTGTAACAAATATAACATTTCGTCCTTGTATTTGTAACCTCTATGAATTTCAATAGGACAGACATTTAGAAGGTCTTGAAATTCTTTTAATTGAAGGAAAACTGGGTCTAAATTCGTGTACGTGTATTTCGAACTGAAATAGAAGTCAGGTGCTAATCCCACAAATTTATCTACTCCTTTAATGTGAGATGCCTTGCTTTCTTGAAAGCTAAGTTCCCAATATAAATCATTGTTAACGATTTTCTTCTTAAGAATGTCTGCGTCTTGAAATAATGGATTAGTTGGGTTACAATTTTTCATAAATGACCAACCTACGTATAATGTAGGTAATGTCTGGTCTATGTCACCATATGCCAAAGGTTTATTATAATAGTTAACGTAATCTACTTTAGTGTGATTAACCAATTCTTTTTCGTGAATAACGTTTCCTATCTTCATATCATATCATTTCAAGATTAACTGTTACTACACCTTTTTGTGACACCACCCATGATGCACAACGATTGGCGTATTTAATTGCATTGCGAATATCACCATTTTTTATGTAATCTGCAACAAGTGTTGCAAGAAAAGTGTCACCAGCACCACTAAGGTCTCTGACTTCCTGTTCGTCTTCAATCGGAAATACTTCATGGAAATTCAATAATGCACCATCTTTTCCACGAGTAGTAACTAAATCACCTTGAAATTCAAACCCTTTATTCCAGTTTTCATTAAATTCTTTTTCATTAAGTTTCATAAACTCAACACCCTTCGCCCAATCACCAATTTTTTTCTTAGTGTCCATAAAAACCAATGGATGATGATTTGTAATATCAATAATATCATCGACCTCTAAATATCCTTTACTATAATCACTAATAACAACAGCATCATAGTTTTCATATTTAATTTCAAACATTGTAGATGACATAACACGCATTATATCATCATTTACATCGACTCTTAACAGTATCTGATTACTGACTTCATCGACATATCTGGTCTTCACGGGTTTACCAACATTAGTTATGATATCACAATCGACTCCAAGTGCCTTTAAGTTTTCAAACACGTTTATCGCCATACCGCCATTACCTTTGCTTTTGGTTGACAGGAATACTGGTACAGGTGCTTCTGGACTTAACCTATCACATGTTCCGTACCTAAACATGTCCTGACAACTATCACCTATTACTAATACTTTCATTTAATCGATTATTTTATATTCTCCAGTTATTGGTGTAATTTTAAAATCCACATATCTTTTACCTCTAAAAGATGCATGATATTGTTTCCTTAACGGATTGACACCGAAAGGATATTTGTTAGATAATGAATGATTGTGTTGTCGATATAAAAACAATTCTTTATTTAATTGAATTTCTTTAAGTCTACCATATTGATGAAACCTGTATAAGAATTCTGTATCTGCTGCACATTGCCACGGTTGATATCCACCAAATATGTCGTAAACATGTTTTTTGATGCGATAAACACCATTGGCTGCTGCACCGAATGGTTTAAGTGGTTTATCCTTACCATAATAAAACCAGAATTTAAATCTAACTAAATCAGCATCAACCGACATAATGTCCTGAATTAGTGTGGGTAACATGATGTCATCACTATCAAATTTAATGATGTTATCATATTTAGCTAACTTCGTTAATGTATTTAATGTGATAAAGAGACCATAATTCTCTTTCATGAAAACAATTCTTAGATTTTTATATTTATGCTTTATTTGATTAAGTTTATTCAAAACATTCTCACAATTATCAACACCAAATATTATTTCATAATCTACATTTCGTAGATATTCTTGATTCTGTATTGAATCTAAACATTCTTCAATATAGTCTTCTGTTTGGTATGCAGGTATTAATATTGATATCATAATTGTTTTTTTAATTTACAATGAATCATCTGACCAAATTCGCTTTCGATTTTTCCGTGCAACATAATATCAAAATGTTGTCCAATGTATTCAGTAAACTCTTCAAATGACCATTCTCTAATATGATGTTTATTTACGGGCGGACCTGTAATCGACCTACCTAATTTCCCATGCAATATATTCCTATCGGGTGTTGAAATTATTAGATGTTCGAAATTCATTTTCTTAATAAAATTAATCAACTCATCTGGGTCGTCAACGTGTTCAATAACATCAGCACAAATAATCATGTCGGCTTGCTTGGGAACAGAATCGAAGTCCGAGATAATCCAATCACCATCAGGATATTTCTGTTTTAATAAATCAACTATTGGTTGTAAATCATATCCAATCAACTTATAATTGTTGAAGTATTTCAATAATTTATATGCTGAACCACAACCAACATCAGCAATTGTTTTTATTGAATTCATTCCTGCGACATCTAATGCCAATAAATAAACATCGTTTTGATATTCATCGCTTCTACCTGAAGTATCGAGAAAATCATTCTTTTCTCGAATATTATAATCTTCTCTAATACAATATTTTTTTTCCATAATTAAATTCCGTAATCCGTTTTATTTATTTTAATTGATGCACCATAAATTCTATTCACTAAATTATTTTGATGAATCACTTGCATCCCATATAAGTCGTTAACCTTTGCTCCCCTTAGATGTTTTGGAACTTGGTCATGGTCTACAAGCAACGAAATACATTTTATTTTTCCATTTTTAATTGTTTCATGTACTGACACAAATGGTGAAACAAATGTATTGAAGTATTTTCTTGAGTTATGTGCTTCTTTTTTATTGTAATTGTATGTGATTGAATTATTTAAATCAACATAATTCTCAGTACCATTGGATAAATAACCTTGAACTTTATTAATATAATCGTTCCTTAGTGCATCATCCCTATCTAAACGAGTTAATATTACCGAATTAAACCCCTCTAAACCACCAACGTATTCATTAACAGCATCAATCATTTGTTGTTTAGGATATTTATTGTTTTTAATTGTTGGGACTTTTAGAACTACTTCATTCTCCAGAACATCACCAAAATCCTCAACACTTTCGTCTACAAGAGACAATAATGTGAAATTCTGATTTATTTGATTTTTTAACGATGGTCTACAAAAGGAATCCATTAAATGTATGCTATCATCAAGCCATTTATCCCAACTCAAATTAGTTTCTGAAAATCTCCACTTAAGTGCTAA